CGGCGACGCTGGCATAGGTGCGCACAAGCTCGGTGCTGGCGGCTTGCGTGATGGTGGCGGTGCCGGTCTGGGTCTGGTAGCTGGTGGCATCCGTCACGCGCTTGTTTGCGATGCCCGCTTGTTCAATGGCGTAACTCAGCCCATAGGTCATCTGCGCGTTGGTTTGCGCCTGGTCTATTGCATTGATGGATAGCGTCGCAAACGCCCCTGCAGCGGGGGCGTTGATACCCACCGGCGTGCCATCGATGGCGTCTCCGACACGCATCAAAACGTACTCCACTCCCGCCTCGTCCTTCACCCGCAACCTGCCACTCGTATGGACATACAGACTGTGCTTGTCCGCTGCGGGGGTTGCGCAGGATGCCTGCTCCGTGAGTAGTATTTCGCTCATAGAAGTACCAACTTTCCTTGAATATCGAGTGATCCGGCAATCTCAAACACACCATGCACCTGCAGTTGGTATCCGGGCGGGATCGTCTCCGTGGCGTCTGCAGGCACGGACTCTCTGACCAGCACAAACCCACGCAGGGGGCCTGCGCCCTGCAGCGCCTTGACATCCGCGCCCACGGCCTGCGCGAGCAACGTGACTTTGGCTTCGAGGCTCATGCTTTAGCCGCTGTGTAGTCCGCCACAAAGTTGTGGTCCGGGTCGCCCACGCCGAGGTTGGCGCAGGCCTGCTGTTGCTGGCCCAGCGTCAGGGTTTGCGCGGCGTCAAAGCGCACGCGGTTCGACAGCCCGGTGGCGATGGTGGTGGCAAAGCTGGGGTCGTTGCCCAGGGCGGTGGCCAGTTCGTTCAGGGTGTCCAGCGCAGTGGAGGCACCGGCGGTCAGGTCGCTTTTGACGGCCGTCTTGGCGGCTTCTATGGCGTCAAAAATCTTGTCGGCCGACCAGGTTACCGTGGTGGCGCCGTCGCCTACTGCATCGTTGATTACCGCACCGGCGCCGGACAGGGCGGCAAACACCTCATTGATCGCGGCCACCAGGCTGGTCTTGGCCGTGGTGGACAACGCCGTCAGGTCGCCCTGCTTGGTGGTCAGCAGCTTGACGTCTGCCCCAACCGCTTGGGCCAGGGTAATCAGGCGGGATTCTAGGGTGGCCATGGTTATGCTTTCGAGAGGATGTAATAAGCGAGCGGGTTCGGGACAAGATCATCCTGTACAAACAATCCAGCGTCAGACCCGCGCGAAAGTCTGTTATTTGCGTCTGAACTAATGTATGCAGATGGTCCGGGAGGTCCTTGCGGGGCTGATTCGATGACTTCCAGAACTACGTCAGACGCCACCAACAGGACTTCAGCGCCTTCGGTTTCGATTACGGTTTCGATGGACGAATCCACGATCAGATCAGTGATGGTTACAGCCTCAATCACGGGTCACCTCCGGGCTGACAGATACTGCCCCGTATAACAGGCGGCGAACATCACCGTTGGTAAGTGCGACCTCCAGGTCATAGACGCCCGACTCCCAAGTGAAGGCGGAGGTCGCTATCGCGGGGATCAGTAGCACAATGGTGCCAGCCGCGCTGCCCAGAGTGATGCCGGCGTTCTCGGTCGTTAGTGTGACCAGGGGCGTTGCGGACGCGACCTCGGCGCGGATGTGCATGCGCGCGGTGCAGCCCGTTAGGTCTACAGCAACGGCCGGCATCCCCGCCTTCCATGTCAACGTTTTGCGGAAAGTCGCACCCTGTTCGATGGCGAGTTTGAGTTTTGCAGCAGCCATCAGAAGTACGCCTTGTTGGAGTGCGGGCGATTCGCCTGCGATGCCCGCCGGTAATCTGCATCTGGTCGCAGCCCAAAAACCCGCGTGAATTCATATTCCGCCTTGGCAGCGCGGCCAGGATCATTGATTTCCGCGTCTGGGCGGCTGTAGCAGCGGTGCAAAGCCCACTGGACCAGGTGGCGGTGATGCACACGGCCAATCTCCGGCGCTTCGCTTGAGCTGTCCTCGATGTTCTTGAGCGGCAGCCGGTAGCACTCCAGCGCAATCGTGCCACCCGTGCTGGGTAGGCAACCCAGCTGCAGCGTGGTATCGGTCTGGATGGCATGGTGCGGCACACCGGTGCGCGTGCGCCACCCGGCTTGCGTGCGATCCAGCTCCACGCGGTTGGTCAGATGCATCTCATACCCGGTCGTGGACCCGGTGGGCGTGAATTCAGCCCGCGTGATGTCAAGAATGGCGGCGTGCAGCGGGTAGACACTGGCTCCCGCAGTCACAACAATGGTGCAGACGGCTGGCGTTGCAACATCGTGTAGCAACCGGGCGCGAATGGCTGCCTCTTGCTCGGCTTCGTTGAGCCAGGCCGTAACGTCATCCGTCTCAGACAGGTATGGAGCCACCTTGTCGTCGGTGTCGACCCGAAACTGAGCAATCAACTCGTCGAGCGTCATGGCTTAGATGCCGAATTGATCAAACAGGCCGGTGACTTGCTCGCGCAGCGTTGCAACGCTCTTGCGCTTTTCGATATCGACGTTGAAATGGGTCTTGGCAAACACGCCAATAGCGTCTTTATCCATGTTGGCGATGCTGTCACGCATGTCCTGCTTGTCGTCTTCGTTGTCCACCTTGAGTTTGGACGCCAGCACGGCGACGGGCGCATCCACTTCGCCGAGGGCGTACACATCCTTGTGCTTCAGCAGCAGGCGGGCGTTGGCGGTAGGCACCATGCGGGACTCGCCCTGGACCCAGTGAATGCCAGTGCCGTAGGTGCCATCGGTGTACTCGGGGCGGACGCCAATGTATTTGACAGAGGTGAAGGCACCGTCAGCCACCGGTGCTGCCTTGATGACGGCATCAGGCGCGTCCTTGAGCGTGTGCACCACGGCGCGAAACAGGTAGTCCTTGGCCTTCTGCTCGGATGGCAATTCGGCATACGGCAGAAAACAGGGGTGCTCTTTCAGCTCGGCATCTTTCACCGGGCCAAACTTCCATCCGTCGGCGGTCTTTTGCGCCAGCCAACTGGCATGGGAATCCTCAGGGGTAGCATCCGGGTTGGCCAAGTGCATGTCAACACCCATCAGGGAGCTGTCCTTCTGCCATTTCGGCGCGTCTTCCCATGCGGGTTGCGAGGCATCACCCAGCGCAGCGCAGTAAGCGCGGTTGATTTCGTGTGCGGCGCGTGCCAGGTGAATGCGGTTCATAGTCTTGTCCAGTGAGGGAAGGAACTGCTAGCCCGGCGCGTGCCAAGCTGGCGAATGAAGCCAATCGGCTCCAAGCTACGACTTAGGGCGCGCCAGTCAGCACGCCTTCTACCAGCACGTCCAGCACGCCAACGACCGCATTGGCCGCGCCCGCTGTGGTGACGATCAGGTAGGCGTCTTTTGGCAGCGTGACCGGGCGCACTGCGACATTACTGGCGCGGAAGCGGCCAGCGGTGTGCAGCGTGACAGCAGTAGCAAAATAGTCGTCGTCTTGTGGGACGGCCGGGGAGTCCAGGCCATCTACATACTCAAAACCGACTTTGGCCGTGACCAGTGCCGTGAAGGCATCGGACACGATCAACAGAGCGTCGTTGAGCAACATCCCCGCAGGAATCACGCCGATACGTACTTTGTCGCCCAGCGCAATGCCAGTGGCGGTGTCGCTGTTGACGACCGCGCCTGTGGCGTTGGTGGTCAGGTTGAATGGGAGCACAGCGGCGTTGCCGTAGGGTGCGCCGTTTTGCTGATTCTCTTGCGCAATGCGCTTTTTGGTAATGGTGGGCATCATGGCCTCCTAAGTTGAAAAACAAGGAACAGGCCGGTGTGAACCAGCCTATGCTTTACTGACCAGCCAGTGCGACGGCGGTGTCGAAACACATCACGCCGTAATCGGTCAACTGTTTTGAGTCGCCGTGGTCGATCTCGAAGCGGATCTTCGAGCGGCCATTGATGGCTCCGACCAGCAGTTCGATCTTGTCGCCGTGGTCCAGCTCTTTTTCACTCCAGAAGAACGGGTTGCCGGTCTTGACGTTCTTGCCCCAGGCCTCGGCCAGCGCCTGGCCACCCAGGAGGATGGCGCGGTCCACTGCGAAGCCCGTGCCAAAAGCAGCAGGCACCAGGTCGGTCGCAGTTTCGGTTTCGGTCGAGTAGCTGGCACACCAGCGCAGGCTGTCACCCGCGTAGAAGCGGATCGGCTTGGGCATCTTGATGATCAAAATCCCATTCCACAAGCCCGCTTCACCCGAGAACAGCGGGTTTTGACCAGCTTGCTGCGAGCGCGCCATGGCGTTGGCCTGCAGTGCCCGAAAGCCCGTGCTTTTCAGGAAGCTGGTGTACTGCTCGCTGGAGCACATCAGCACGCGCAGAGGCGAGTCGTAGGCCAGCTTGTCTCCATCGAAGACAACAGGGGGAGGTGGTACAGGCATCGAATCGATGTAAGTGCGAATGCCATCCACCACATCGGCGTTCATCACGTCAGTGGTTGCAATGGTGATCTCGTTGCCGCCAGCCTTGATGCCTTCAATGCCAGAACCGGTGCTCATAAAGTGGCGATTCTTGGTAGGGGCCTTGACCGGATTGATCAAAATCTCCGCGAAGTCTGCATCGGAGGCCAAGGGAACGACCCACTCGACGTTGCTATGGAATCCGCGCGCGCCGGCCAGATGCACCAGGCTGGATTGATCTCCCAGGCGGTTCATGTAGCTCTCGCCTTGGGCACGGGCCAGCTTGCGCAGTTGGTGCGGCGTGCGCTGCTGCGTCATTGTGTCGCCGGCAGAGATTGGCTTGCGGGTCTGGTTGATGCGCAGCTTGTCTTGGCTGAAGCTCATCTTCTCGCCAAGGCCTTCGGCATTTCGACCGCCCATGATGGGCTTGCCGCCAATCGGATTGACCAGATCGAAGGTGATCTCATCACCCGCAATCTTGGACAAATCCATGCACTTGACGATTGGCATTTCAGAGCTGGACTGATTGCGGATCGTGCTCTCGGCTTCGGACTGCTGCGGGAATTTACCTGTAAGGCGGTTCATGGTGGTGGAGCGCTGCATGTGCACGGCAAACAGGCCGGCGGATTGCAGGGTATTGGCTTGCGGCGAACCGTAAGGGATATTGGTTGGCATTTAAAACTCCT